GCATATCGTGATGCTGGTAAAACGGCAGAAGAAATGACGCCCGAATATATAGACGCGGCAAAACAAGCGTTATTTTATAATCTTCAAAATTTATCCAATCTTGGAGTAAATCTTTGGTTATTAGAAAATCAATTGTATGGCGCCCTTACGCAACAACAACAATTAGTATTGCCAAAAACAATTATAGATGTTCGTGAAGCGAATTGGGTTTATGTTCAAAATTTACAGGCATCCGTTTATCTTCCGACAGATAATTCAACTTCCCCAAACGCATTTAATCAAAATTCTACTTTATCATCATTAGCAACTTCAACTATTTCAAAAAACTGGTTAGGACTTGGGTATCAACAAGCCCAAAGCGTTTATTATGTAGGCTGGAATTGCTACGCACCAAACAATACAACTCAAACATACAATCTTGTATATGAGTATAGTGACGATGGAATTAATTGGATTACAAAACAAATATTTCCACCAATTACTATGACGGATAAACAATGGCAATATTATAATATTTCCATTACAGAACCGCATTTATTTTATCGGTTAAGAGAAACTGTTGCGACAACATTTTCTGTACGTCAAATTGTATTTTCAACAAGTCAACAGGTTATTCCATTAGCAAGACTTAATCGTGATGATTATTGGAATTTACCAAATAAACAATTTCCATCCGTTCGTTCGTTACAATATTGGTTTGATCGTACAATTGAACCGTCCATGTATTTATGGCCGGTACCCAATAATCCGTATCAAATGTTCCAATTAGTTGTTGAAAAACAAATGATGGATGTAGGGTCGTTAACTAATGAAATTTATGTACCAGACAGATGGATTAACTGCATACAAAAACAACTATCGCATTCCATGTCATTACAATTACCTGGAGTTGATTTAAATAGAATTACGTATTTAGAAGGACAAGCCGAAAAGGCATTCTTACAAGCCAGTGAAGAAGACCGTGACAAGTCTCCAATCTATTTCCAACCTAACTATAGTTACTACACAAGATGAGCGTAATAATGACCTACGATTCGCTTGTAGCGAATGTTATTGATTATATGGAACGGGATGATGATCAGTTCATTGCTGCAATTCCTGGTATGATTGCTTTAGCAGAATCTTCTATTGCGGCGGAATTACGTTCTTATATTCAATTAATTGTAGTAGAAACAAACTTAGCACAAAACCAAACAACATTAACTAAACCCGCAAGATGGCGAAAAACTGTTAGTATGAAAATTAACGGGCAACCTATGTTGTTAAGAAGTCAAGATTATGTGTCACAATATTTATCTGAATCTACTACGGGGCAACCAAAATATTATGCAGAGTATGATTACTCTAATTGGATGTTTGCTCCGTTACCTAATAAATCTTATCCAGTTGAGATTATTTATTACGCAGAAATCCAACCATTGGATGTACAAAATCAACAAAATTTATGGACTGCGGTAGCACCACAAGCCATGTTGTTTGGTACATTATTGCAAGCACAGGGCTATTTAAAAGCACTTGACAAACTACCAGTTTGGAAACAATATTATACAGATGCTATTAATGCACTTAGAAAAGAAGATGATTTACGCCGCGTTGATAGAAATACCAATGTACAGGAACCTTAATTTATGACTACGCCTACATACACCTCACCCTTTACTGGTACCGTTGTTACTGCAACGGAAGTATCTTACGCTTCTTTAACTTTTAGCACTAGCCAACAATTATATTGGCCCACAACAGTAAACGGTACAGAACCCGTTGCGGCACGTATTATTGATTGCTATGCAACATCAAGTAATTTAAATATTGCATTACCTAATGCAAGTCAAGGTGCACTTGGAACAGATATATTAATTCGTAACTTAGGATCTTATTCGTTTACTGTTACCGATGCAAATGGCACACAATCAGTTTTAATCCCAATTAATATTGCTAAATATTTTTATTTAATAAACAATACGACTATAGGTGGTACTTGGGGTAATGTAACCTTTGGTGCAGGCACTTCAGTTGCAGATGCAGCAACTTTAGCGGGTCTGGGATTAACTACATACGAAGGTAAATTAGCAACAACACAAAACGTTATTGATCTTACAACAATACCAACACTTGGTGATCAAAGTCGTGCGGCAACATATAATTGGAATTCTGGAAATGCCACCATTACTCTTCCAAACATTCAAACGTTAAGCCCAGGATGGTTTATTGGGTTTAGAAATAACGGAACAGGTACACTAAATTTTACGCCAGTATCACCGCAACTTATTAATAAAACAACTACGATTGCAACTAATCCTGGCGATTCTGGTTTTATTATGTTCGATTCAAACAGTGGTGGATTTATTACACTTGGTTGGATTGCACCTAACGCATTAACTTTTAGTGCGGCAACGTATGACGTTGACTCAATTATTACGAATTATTTTGACTTAACTGGCTACGCGCCTATTATTCAAACATATATTGCCCAATCTGGTTCTAGAACTGCGGGACTATTAGTAACTTTGCCCGCCATTACACAAATTTATGTATTGGTAAACAATACAAACCAAGTTGGTTATAACGTATCATTTAAGTGTTCTGGCAGTAGTGCTACGCCATTTCAAGTCAGTACAGGTCAAATTGCCACTGTATTAACCGACGGTGTTAATATTTTTTCATTAACAACTGCGTCAACGGGTAATTATTATGCTTCTAATGGAGTGTCTGGTGCCCCGTCTTTTTCTTTTAGCAGTAATCCATCAACGGGTTTATATTTAAGAAACACTAACATACTTGGAATTGCGGCTAATGGTGTTGAAATGATTGACATAGATAATTCCAATCCAACATCCCCAGCCATAACTATGTACGCACCATTAACGGCAACGTTAACCGTTGTATCTGGCGGAACATTCTAAATGGCGCAACAAGAGAATACAAATCTCGAACAGTACAATACACTTTATTCTTTAAAAATAAATGCGGGAATAAAGCGAGACGGTACTATTTTTGAAAGTGAAGATTTTACTGATGGCGTATGGTGCCGCTTCCAACGTGAACGTGCTAAAAAAATGGGTGGCTATAAATACATTTTTAACAGTTTAGTTGGTATTTATCGTGGTATGATCTTGCAACCGTATAACGGCATCAATTATATTTTTGCGGGTAATTATAATGAGTTAGATGTATTTACCACGAACATTACATACGCTTCAGGTATTGGTCCATTTGCGGTTACTATGTTGCCTGGCACCGTAGAATTGTTTCCCATATCTGGACAAAGTACAAGCGGTAGTTTTAAATTATCTGGTAATCAAACGGGTTCAATAGGCAGTGGTACGCCAATTATTTTTTCTCAGTCTGGTACACCAACAACGTATACAACAAATAGTTCTGTATACACATCTGGCGTAAGCGGTGTTGTTGGTACAACAACTATTGGGTTTAGTGGTACTATACCAACCAATCCATCCGTTGCTTGGATAAATAATACTCCTATATTCACGCCCGATCCGCCCGCAGGTCCGTATCGTATTACTTGGCAGTTTGATTCTATATTTAGTAATCAAGGCGGTCAATTACAACTCTTAGCGCATCCTGGTTATAACTTAGTCAATATTGACAATGCGGTAAAATCCCAAGTTTTAATTGGTAGTATTACGCCAACTGGAACAGGTACAACTTGGAATTTTACTGGGCTATCTGATAGTATGGGTCAAAACCCTACCTATCAACCAATTAGCGTAGATGGTGGTGTGTGCGTATTGTACCCATTTATTTTTGTTTATGGATCTAATGGATTTATTGCAAATAATAACGTACAAACAAATACTACACCAAGCCAATACCTACAACAAAGTTTGTATGATTGGAATGGCCCTTTAGCCAACCAAACTAATATATCCGCATCAAAAATTGTTAAAGGTATGACCGTTCGTGGTGGTACCAATGCTCCATCTGGTTTATTTTGGAGTACTGATTCTTTAATTCGTGTTTCATTTACTGCGGCTAACGCACCAACTTACTGGAATTATGATATTGTTTCCAGCCAAATTTCTATTATGTCCTCAAATGCCGTCGTTGAAATGGATGGTACTTTTTTTTGGATGGGTGTTGATAGATTTTATTTATATAACGGACAGGTACAAGTACTACCTAATGATAAAAACGTAAACTGGTTATTTAATAATGTAAATTTCCAACAACGTCAAAAAGTATGGGCTACTAAGGTTCCAAGATATAATGAAATTTGGTTTTTTTATCCTAGAGGCACCGCTACAGAATGTACTGATGCAATTATTTACAACACCAAAGATAAGATTTGGTACGACGCAGGATCTGCAGTAGGAGCGCAAAGATCTTGTGGCTATACAACAGAATTGTTTCCTACGCCTTTGTGGGCGGATTGGAATTACGTTCCTATGTACGGAGAAGCGCAAATCATTGCGGCTAAACCAAGTAGCCAACCCGCACTCAATGGGAATCAATTTTATTTAAGGGGAAATCAAACTCCAAGATTTGCGCCTGGTGGTGCAGTTACGTTTTCAAAAGTTGTTGGATCAAAAGTATACGTTATTACAAATGCTCAATTTATTTACAACAATAGTACTATACCACTACCTGGCGTAACATTAATTACGGTTTCTACCAATTTTAATACTACCCCGACCGTTGGCTCAGATGTATTTTTTGTCGAAGGTGGATATACTATTTGGCAACATGAAATAGGCGTTGATGCTATAGGTTTGGGCGATACGACTGCCGTATATTCAAGCATAACAACCAGTGACATTAGTTGGATTGGCGGTACTCCTAGTGGCGATAATGTACAAGGTGTTAATCGTCGTATGCATTTAAGGCGTTTTGAACCTAACTTTTTACAGTCTGGTACCATGTCGATGACCATTTTGGGTCGTAAGTTTGCTGGCGGTATGAATGCACAAATAGCAGGACCTTACTTTTTTAATCAAGATACTGGTAAAATAGATTTAAGGGTTGAATTTAGATTGATGCGACTTAAATTTGAATCTAATGAAGTTGGTGGCAATTATGAAATGGGTCGTAATATTATTACGGCAGAATACGGCGATGAAAGACCATGACCGCTAAAATAATACAATCTATTCCATTTAGCCCAGATTACATGTCTTTTGAAGATTGGAATGGTAATTTTGTACAATGGTATGGTAGAGAACCATTGCCAATTAACACTGAAGAAAATTGGAAAGATACGGCTTATCAAATTATGGCGTTACCTACATTTGCAGTATATCCTGTACCGTCTCCAGATGGATTTGAAAATTGGCAAGATTGGGCACATGTGTTAACAGAATCTGTAAACGGACCTACAAAATAGGGCGAAAAATCTTAATTTTTGCATTAGTATATATAGAATGAATACGAATCTAGACCTTCCTAAAATGAAAGCGGAGATGCAATTTGCGAATAGTTCGCCAGTTGATTCTTTGCCTATTGATTCGTCTGGAAAATTATTACCACATGAAATTGTGCGTAAAGCAGTTGGCGATAGTAAATTCATTCAAACGCATAAACGTTTAATGGAGGCATTAAACAATAAAAAATATCGCATGATGCGAGAAAATAATTCTTTGTTTTTTTATGAAATTGCTAAAAAAAAGGAAGCAAAATTAATTTCCGTATACAACACGGATGATAATGTAACGTCTACAGTTAATTTTGTAAAATATCTTATGGCGATGAAAGCAGCAAAATTTAAAACGGTAGACATCCCTATTGATAATGACGGCTATTTAAACGGTCTTAAAAAAATGGGATTTAACGTTACTAAAAACAAAAATGAAACTTCTGTTGTGAGGTTTTAATGGGCTTAGATCTTAATCCTATCCATTGGGTGCAAAATGCGGTTGATACAACTGTTAATTTTTTTCACAACCCTGTAGAAACTGTCAAATACGGATTTGAAGATTTTATAGATATATCAACAAGTCAATGGGGTAAAACAGTTCAAGCAATTGAAGACATACCGTCTTCTTTAGAAAATTTGCCTAAAGGTGTTGTAAAAATAGTTGAAGATACACCGCAAGCAATTAATGATTATGCTCAAGCCGTTAAAGATAATCCATTACCTCTTATAGAAACAATTGCACTTATATGGATACTTGGGCCTGAAAGTGCAGGAGGTTTGGGATTAGCGTCTGCTACGAATGCACCAATTATTGCATCCGCCGCGGTTACGGCGGCAAATGGCGGTGATGTAAAACAAGTGGCAACCGCCGCAGCAATGGCGTATGCAGCCAGTGAAGTTGCCCAATATACGGGTGAGGCATTTAGCCCAACCAATCCCGAAGCAATGACGTCGATGGGGTATACGCAAGATGCTAGTGGAAACTGGACTAATCCCGAAACGGGGCAATCAGTTTTTACCAATAATTTATCTGCGCAACTTGCAACATTGCCGTTAGAAGCGCAAAAAGCAATTCAAGCAGTTGCTGTGGGTGCATCGGCTCCCGCCGCAATTGCTTTATTTAAAGGTGGCAGTTTAAAAGATATATTAACTGCAGGATTGGCTGGCGGTATTACAGGGCTAGTAAATTCTGAATTAAAAAATGCGGGAATAATAGATCCAAATAAATTAAGTGGAAAATTAGTTTCAACTAACGTTAGTGCGGTAGTTAACGCCGTTTTAAATGGGCAAGATGTCACTAAAGCGGTTGTCGGTGCTACGGGAAATATTTTAATTGCATCGGGTTTAAATTCTGCATTTATGGGCGTTAAAGATTCTTACAAAAAGTTAATAGACACATCAAATGCTTTACAACAAAAACAAGATGAAGCAAAAAATATAAAAGCAGAAGCAGATAAGGTTTATCAAGAAAAAATACAACCAAATCTTGCAATAGTAGATTCAAGTTTTAAAAGTTTAACATCGGATAATCAAAGTACGTACTGGCAAGCGCAAAATGCCACAATGAAATACAACGGCGATAGGTCGGAATTTAATGGTTTAATTGAACAAAGAACCCGTTTAGTAGATCAAATTAATGCTGTGGCTAAAGCAACAAATGATTCTACAAATCAAAAAGATTACGACACTAATTTAGCCACTTATAATGACTTAAAAACTAAACTTGCAAGCAATGATACACGAATGACGCAATTGTCAGAAGTGTTAAATGATGAGTATACCAAAGCAGTTGGTTTAAATAAACAAGTTATTGATGCGTCTACACAATTAGCAAGTGATGTAAAAGATTTTAAAACTAATTACGTTGATAAATTAAATGGTCTTTCTGATTCAACAGACTTATTAAGTCAAGTGCTTGATCGTAAAGAATTGAATTTTGGTAATGATTTAGGAACATTTACAAAAGATGTGGCGGATGTTGTAACGGATAGCATACAACAAACTGCACAAACTTCTGAAGCGCAATCTGAAGGCTATAAATCTTTAAATGATTATCAAATAGCAAAACAAGAAGGGTATCCTGATTCAGGTTCTTTTTACAATGCCAGTTATTTAACCAATGGTAGATACACTCCATCGTATAGTCAATATCAAAGCCAAATGGCTGATTTTGAAAAAGAAGCGCCAAAAAATGGTTGGGGAAATGATGTGGCGGGCTATATTGTTGCGGCTAAAACAGGTTTGCCAGAAAAAGCGGATTACGATTATGCAAAAGCCAATAACTTAACACAAAGTCAATTTTATGATGCAGAATCACAAGGTTTTTCTGCTGAAAAAAACTTAGAAAAAATTGCAGAAAATTTACCGATACATGACCAACTTGCAAAAATAGTTTCTGAAGCCAATAAGACAAATGATTGGTCGGGCGCAATTCAAAAAATGAATGACGCTATTGAGGAAGCAACTAACGACCCTAAAAGCGGTTTAGTTGATGCGGGTAATGGCATGTTTGCTAATAAAGCGACAAATGCTCTTTATACCAAAGATGCTAATGGGGCTTGGACTACCACTTTTGCGGGTAACAAATTGCCAGATGGTACATATTTTCAAGGTGTTGGAACAGACGCAGATGGTAATCCAACAGCAATTACATATAATAAAAATAATAATACCTATTATGTAAATGGTCAAGAGGGTGTACAGTTAAAAAACGGTCAATGGGAAACAGATACTAAACTTGGTGATGTTTTAGATAAATATACACCCGGTCAACAAGTTACTTTAGCAGATGGCACATCTGGTGTTGTTAATGATGGCGGAAAAATAGTAACTCCTGAATCATACGCAAATTATCAAAAAATTCAAAATGAATATGGTTCTACAGCCAATCAAATACCATCTATAACAGTTTATGGTCAAAAACAAAAATTTTTAAAAGATTCTGATGTAGATAAATCTTTATTAGATGCTAGTAAACTTGATGAAAAAGATTATCAAGCTGCAGTTAATAAAATATTTGACAATCAAATTGCCAAAACAACGGAAGGACTTGTTTTTGATAAAGATTCTTATGTTGATGTCGCAGGAACAATGTGGACAAAAGACAAAAATGGTAATTGGAATGAAACACCTCCCGGTTCTGAATTACCTAATGGTCAAATATATGAAGGTTTAGAAAAAGATAATAATGATTATTCAATCGTTAAAACATCTATAATAGATGACAACGGTGATAAAAAAGAACTTATTAATGGTGATACTAATTATGCACTTCTTGATAATGGTAAATATCAAAAAACACCATCATTTTTAGAAATGTTGTCAAATGCAACCAAAATAATGTCAGGGGGTTATACCCCAACCGATGAGCAAAAAGCAGCCGCTTTAAATGACCCAAATACGCAGTATTCATTGTTTGGTTCATCTTATGGAGGTGGTGAAAATAAACCAATTTCATATTCGGATTACGGTCTTACTTCTTGGGGTATTCGTACAACGGAAGATAAAAATAAATTAATTTATCAAATAGATTTAGCGGAAAAAAATCCAAATTTAACTGCAGAAGAAAAAACCAAATTAGACAACATAAAAACAACCGTTACCAATACACAAGTTGGTAATGATAAAGTATATGAGCAACAACAAAAAGATATAGAATCAAAAAAAATTGAGGCAGAAAAGGCTAGACAAGATGCTGTTAACCTTAAACAGCAACAAGCAGACGCCCAAATGTTAGCAGATTACAAAGCAAAACAAGAAGCAGAGGCTAAAGCTGCACAAGATAAAGCAAATGCCGCATATTTAGATGCTGTCGCAAAACTTAAAGAACAACAAGATATTGCGGATGCTACAAAAAAAGCAGCCGATATGCAAAAAGCAATTGAAGCAAAGGCTTTTTCAGATAAGGCTTTGGCTCAACAAAAAATTTACGATGATAATTTAGCCAAAGCAAAAGAAGCGTCAAGAATTGCGGCAGAAAAAAATGCTTTAGTACTCGAACAAATAAATGCCCAACAAAAAGCAGCAGATGAAAAATACGCGGCATATTTAAAAGCCGAAGCAGATGCGAAAGCTGCGGAAGAAAAACGTATACAAGATGCAAAAAATGCGGCGGCTGCAGAAGCAAAACGTATATACGACGAAAAAAATGCTGCAGAAGCAAAACGTATACAAGATGCAAAAGATGCGGCGGCTGCATCAACAAAATTTTTTCAAGACCAAAAAGACGCAGCAGAAGCAAAACGTATACAAGATCAAAAAAATGCTGATGCTGCGGAAACAAAACGTATACAAGATCAAAAAGATGCCGCAACAGCAGAAGCAAAACGTATACAAGATCAAAAAGATGCCGCATTAGAAATTCAAAAAACAGTAGATGCAGTAAAAGCAAAAGCTGCACAAGATGCTGCAGATGCAAAAGCCGCGCAAGATGCAAAAAATGCACAAGAAGCCGCAGCCGCAGCAAAATATATACAAGATCAAAAAGATGCCGCAGCAGCCGCAGAAGCCAAACGTATTCAAGACGCAGCAGATGCAAAAGCAAAGCAAGACGCAGCAGATGCAAAAGCAAAGCAAGATGCAGCAGATGCACAAAAACAAGCGGACGATGCAAAGCGGTTAGCAGACGCTACGCAACGAACAGAAGATATAAAGCAAGCAATTATTGCACAACAAAATGCGGATGCGGCGGCAAAAAAAGCTGCTACTATGGAATCCATACGCATACAACGAGAAAAAGATGCTGCGGCGGTTGAAGCAAAACGTATACAAGATGCAAAAGACGCAGCAGAAGCAAAACGTATACAAGATGAAAAAGATGCTGCGGAAGCCTTAAAAAATACTGGTACAACTGGTACAACTGGTACAACTGGTACAACTGGTACAACTGGTACAACTGGTACAACTGGTACAACTGGTACAA